ATCTTGTGACATCCAAAAGCTATTACCATTTAAATCAATGCCTGCATGCTGACCAATAATTCCACAATTCTGACCGAGTTGTCGTAGACCAAAAGTGAAAGGTGGACCAATAAATTGTAGTGAGTGAAGAGAAGTATCTGTCCAAACTAATGTTTGACCTCTCGAGCGTTCGGCAGCAATGATCCGTGATCCGTCGGCAATTCGAAGTGAACCCGCAGTATTCTCTGCGGTCGGAGTATAATTGTTAATATCTTCTTGATCCGAAAATCGAAGAAATAAATCATCTTGTTTTGCAGGATCACCTATAATGGTTTCTGTTCCAAATAAAATTAAATGTCTGTCTGGTGAGGAAACTAAACTGAGTCGTGAAGTTGTCGGAGCATTTGCTACAATCGCAGCTCTTGTTCCTGTACCAGCAGAGGTATCCCAACGATACGTACCGCCGTTTAATTGAGTGGCAATTAAGTCTTCACCAAAGTTATCGAGTGACCATTGTCTTGCCTCTAAGGTTACGTTAGAAACGGTGGAAGGTTCTCCCCAACCACCTAAACCATATCCATCGGTCCCCCAACCATAAGCAGAAGTCGAGAAGCTCGGACCAGGATTAATTTGATATTCAGCATTACCGGTGCCTCCGCCACCTGCGGTAGAACCACTAGCATTCGATGTGTGAGTTACAGTGTAAGCTGAAGTGTTGACAACAGTCGTCACTTCAAATTCTTGATTCATATCAAGTCCGTCAATCGTGGAGAAAGAATCAAAGGTCACAAAACTACCTGCCTCACAACCGTGACCTGTATCGGTGACTAAAACAGTTGCTGTTCCATTGGTTGTAAAAGGATCAGTTAAAGCTTCCGTATCTCGAATAGGGGTGATGTCATAGACTAACCCTTCTTCATAGACGTATAATTTTCTATCCGTGCCAAAGGCATCATACCTCGTGCCATCTAAAGCAATCCAAGCATGTTGATCTCGTACCACACCCACAATCGTGGTATCAACAAACTTGTCCCAACCTTTGATTTTTTGGGGGAGGCCATTAAAAAAACGTACATTATCGGAGTCAACCCATTGTCCTTGACCCGTGTAATCGGTAACTTCTTTATTAATGCCTGGTTTTATTGTAAAATTAGTTAGTGGCATAGAGATAATATACTACCTTTTTGTATTAGTTGTAGCAAAAAAATAGCTGATTTATTTTTTATGACAAAACATATTAATGGTCATTCTGCCATTTTCAATAGAGTCCCCATAATTTTTAAAGGAACAGTGGTTAATTTCACCATCAAAGAAAACTGCCGTATTTTGTAGAAAAGATACCTCTGCTATTTTTTGATGATTTAAGTTATAAAAATTTGTTCCAGATTTAAGATTTGTAGGAGATAAATAAATTAAAAGAGTATCTGTTGAATCTTGATGGATAAAGTCTTTTGAATTATCTTCTTTTAATCGAAGGTGTATAAAAATATCTATTTTTTCATAATCTCTAATATTAAAATTTAAATTTTTTTTAGCTTCTCCAATAATAAGCAAGTATAAAAAAGGATTATTTTCACTCAGTTCATCTGTTCTTAGTCCTGGCCATCTTACTTTATTCTCTCCTTGAAATTGAGATTGCTTATGATTTTCATAAGAAAAAAATTTTAAATTATTTTTAACAATATTATAAGTATCTTCTACAAAAGGTAGAAAATTATATTTTACTTGAATAAACTCTTTCAATCTTTTTTAGAAAATAAAGAGCCAACATGACCTTTGAAAGCTCTATTTCCAAAATGTGTTAAAGGCATCGCTATATCTGCCCAGATATCTCCACCACATTCTATCCATAATCGAGAGAAGTAATAATCTTCCGATAAATATCTTTTCTTTCCTGGACTTGTTTCGTAGATCCCTGCACAAAATAAATCATAGCAATTATCCGAACTAAAGTGTTTGCCATTAATGATTTGATCGGATTGATATTTACGTTCTGGAAACTTTTTCATCATGGTTCGAAAGACTTCTCTTTTAACCAACATCATCCCTGTTGCTGCTTCTTGTACTTTACAAAAACCACTATCTACAGTGACATTCTGAGGATCATCAAAATTAAGATTATATCCTAGTGTCTTTACTTCTAATTCATCAGCAGTGATATCTGGATTTGCTTTCATTAATTCAGGTATTTTTTCAAAGTGAATATGTTTTCTTGGATAAATACCACAGACTACATCCTTATCAAAACAAAGCATGCGTTCTATGTTTTGAGCTTGAAAGCCAATATCCGAATCAATAAATAATAGGTGAGTAGCCACATAGTCGGTAGCATCCATCATCATGGAAACAATGGTATTTCTTGCTCGAGTAATAAGACTTTCATTACCCATTGATTGCATTCGTAATCCTACACCACGGGCCATGGACCATTGTTGTAGTTGGAGTAAGCCATGCATTGTGTTCTCTGTTAACATGCCACCATACATTGGCATTCCTAAGAATATTTTAAAATTCTTATCTTTCAGTTCTTCTGGTTTGATCATATTTTACTCCTTTGTTAAAGTTGATAAATTTGCTTTAAAATTAAAAGCCGCTGTAATTCTTTCTTTTTTACATTTAGTTACACTATGACCAAGCCATGAGGGGAAAAATAATAAAATTCCTTCTTCTTCATTTAATATTTTTTCTTCTTTAATTTCAAAAAATTTATACATAGAAGTTACTTCTTTAGGGTCATGAAATTTAAGATTTGATTCTCCTGATTGAATTATTAAAACACAACAATAATCAGTCCCAAAATGAGTATGGTAGTTAGCGTAATCTCCTTTTTGATAAACATTAATCCATGCTTCTTGACAAGACCACATATCACATCCCCAACCTGATTCTTTTGATATACTTGGTAAAATTGTTTCACAACAAAGATTAGCTATTTCTCGTACAGGAGGATACTTTAAACCCTCCCAACCAGAAGTCTTTGCTTTAATATTATGTAATCCTTTTTTCCAATTTTGTTTTTCTCTTTCAACGATCTTTTTAATATCTAATAAAATATCTTCATTGATTTTTGTATGAAAAATACTTGTAGGAAACAAATCTTCTTTTGTGACATCAATCATATTTTATTTTTTACATAACTAGGTAAACCTATCATTGGTCTACCATCAAACTTATTATTATCTTTAAATTTACCATTAACATCATTGTAGTGACAAAAAACTTGACCACAATCATATCCTTGAAAAGGCTCTCTCCAATGCTCTACATGAGTTCCTCGATAAGCCAACATGTCTCCAGGATTTAAATCTACTTTGATTCCAGGAGCTCCTTCTTCTCCAGATGGTTCTAAGAAGATTGGCCATGCATCTCCTCCTAAATTTATAGTGCAAGATATTTCACATGAAGGTCTGTCCTTATGTCTTTTTAGGACATCTCCATTTTTATAAATTCTAGCATAACTATAAGTAGGAAATAGTTCTAATCCTGTAACTGTATTCATAACAGGTAATTGTTTTAACATTAAAGTTTCCATTACAGGATCAGCATAATTGGAATATGTATTTGGTATTTGTGAGTCTGACCAAGTTCCCCATGTTTCATCATAAGGAGATATTAATTTGTTTTGATATAAGTAATTAGCTGCTGTTCTTTTATTTTGAAAATAAATATATATGAAATTAATTAATTCAGAAGGAACAGCCCCTGTTACAACAATATAATTATTTTCTTTAAAAAAACTTGATATTGAGTCTTTTTTCTTTTTTTTCATTTTTATCTCCTATTTATATGGAAAACCTAAATTCCAAACTACTAAAGAATATCGGGTTCCTTTTGTTACGGGGGTTACTCGATGCCATACAAAAGAAGGAAAGATGGTAATTGTTCCTTTTGTTCTAGCTTGTTTGGCAGTGATGGTTTGATTATCTTTAAGACGAGGACCTGCTATAAAAAATTCTAAGTCTCCTCCTTCGTAAGTATTTCCATCTTCTAAAGATACCGTAACAGAAATTTTCCTTATAAGTCCATGATCTTGAGAACGAGGTCTATTGTAGGGTTTACTAAACGCATCTTGATGCCAAGTATAGTGTTGTGACTTAGAGTATTTTGTCCACTGTGCAGATTCTGAAAATTCCCAATCAAAATTCCAATTACATCTTTTATTAGCTTCATTAATATACGGATGAATTTGTCTAAAAATCCAAGGTTCATTCATCCATACAATAGATGAATTTCTTGTTTTATAAAGTTTAGCTAAGTCTTTAGGAGAATCGTTTCCCTCATAATCTCCTGTTCTTGCTATTTCGGTTGTTTGTTGCTCTCCATAATCAATTAAGTCATTGCAAAATTTATTAGGTAATGCATTTTCAAAAATATAAAAATAATTCTCTAAATTCATTATTGAGATAAACTAAAACAAATATTTATCAATGGTTCTTTGTTGTTGTTACTTTCAAAAGAATGATTTAATTCAGAGTTAAATAAAATTAATTTATTTTCTTCCATTGGTATTCGTATTTTTTTTCTTTTAATTCTTCCATGAGAATATTCTATAACTAAATTTACTTCATTTTTTCCTATTTGAGAAGTAAATATTCCTGAAATAATGGGAGAGTTTATAAGATCATATTCATCTAAATGATTGTGAAAATTAATACTTTCATTTTGTCCTTGAACCGTGCACCTTCTGGCTACTGGTTTTAAAGGTGTTTTTGAAATTAAATTATAGGAATCTCTTACATAATCTAAGATCCAACTAATATTTTTATCATCAGACAAATTATAATAATTAAATCTCCAATCATCTACATTGTGAGATTGTCGGTAATCTCCCCAATAATTTTTCAATGCATTAAATTTTACTTTTTCAAAGTCTACTAAAGATTGTATTACAGGAAAATAATCCCAAATAATAAATTGAGAGACGAGTGTTATTTTATTTTTCATTTAGGATTTAAAGAGCATCCCAAGTCAGTGTTGTTGTATTCCATACGTATGAGTTATTATTTATGTCCGTTGCTATCCAACGTAGGTTGTCTTCATCCCATCTTTGAATATAGTCGTCATTTGGTACTGGATTACCAACAGGAGATTCCCACAAACAAGTATCTTCATTTAATACCCAAGAATCAAAATTTGGTTTTGGAGGAATGAAGGCGTCTTTACTCGAATCGTATTTAAAACCTATTCCTGCATAATTTTTCCTAAAAGGCGTTCCTTCTAATCGATGTTGTCCACCAGCGGTATTATAAGAAGTTTGTTTCCAATCTAACCAACCGTGAATTTCTTGTAAATGAGAAATTCCTTTTGATTCTTGTTCCACTCCATTCTCATCTAAAAGTAAATTATTATCTACAACGTCTACTGCGATTACAATATTATCAGAATTTAATTTTGCAAAATGTGCCATTATTGAAATTTATACCTTATAATTACTTGTCCAGAACCACCAGTTCCACCTGAATTACTTTGTGCACCACCACCACCTCCACCGCCAGTGTTAGTTCCTCCTGGTTGACCTGATTTAGCGGGTTCAGGATTACCTGGAGATCCACCTTGACCACCACCGCCAGGATTACCTGGAGTCTGAGGGTTTGATCCTTGACCTGCATTTCCACCGCCACCTCTAGCGACAGCACTTCCTGTTATAGAATCTGTTCTACCATCTCCTCCTGGCCCACCAGCAGAAGTGCCTAACCCTGCTTCCAAAGCACTTCCGCCACCACCACCAGTAGAAGGTGCAGGTCCCTTAGAACCACCAGGAAAACCTTGAACAGGAGTTGCGGGTGCAGATTTAGGAGGAGTATTTCCTGTTCCACCTGGTCTAAATTGTTCCCAAGCAGCACCACCACCAGAACCTCCAGGTGCTCCAGGATTACCAAAAGTGCCTCCACCACCACCACCATTAGAGGTGACAGTGCTAAAAACAGAATTACTACCAGTACCACCTTGTGGTTGAGTATCTTGAGGACCGGGATTGCCACTTCCACCGCCACCAACTGTAATTGGATAAGAAGTTGCACTCACAGGGAGACCGCCTGTGGCAGGACTTGGGTAGCTTGATAGTTGCCCACCGGCACCACCACCACCACCTCTATTGCCTCCACCTCCACCACCGCCTGCTTGAACTAAATAGTCAACAGAATTGGATCCTGCGGCATTACCAGCATTGGTTACAGTGAAAGTAGCACTACTATTAAAAGTATGAATTTTATAATCACCAGAGGTTGTTATGGTTCCTCCAGTTGCTGCAACATATTGAGCATTTGATTTTCCTTGAAGATCGGACATAGCAATTTGACCTGTGGGAACGCCTGCTAATCCTCGAACAGGAGCAGCGTTCATATTAATTTGAGTGCCAGGAGCAATACTTAATTCGATATTAACATCATCAAGGCTAATTTGACCTGTGGGTGTAGTCATTATTTAGACTCCTTTAATTGTTTTATCTCTTTTTTCATTTCTTTAAACCCTTCAATTAATAAAGCACATAACCTGTCATATTTAACTGCTTTTATACCGTTTGGTCTTGTGCCTACTATCTCAGGTAAAACTTTTTCTACATCTTGTGCAATCACTCCAACATCAGATTTACGAACAAAATATCCATCTTCACCACCATTAGTATCAATCCAATCCTGTTTCCAGTCAAACAATACTCCATTTAATTGTTCAATTTTATCTGAAGCAGAAGGAATGTTTTGAATATTTTCTTTTAAAGCTACATCAGAAGAATAAAAAGCCGTAATATCATCAGTCGCTCTAATTTGACCTGTTGTTGCAGATGCAGTAGTTCCTACTCCAATAGAATTAAACTGTGGATCTGCTGTTGTTCCTAATCTTGCTATATCTAATGTTCCCGTTGAAATAGTAGAGGCATTATTAAGTGTGACATTGGCTGTCAAACGTGCATCATCTAAAGTACCTGCACTGATAGTAGAAGCATTGTTTAAAGTCACATTGGCAGATAACCTTGCATCCGCTAAAGTTCCAGACGATAATTCGGAAGCATTAGATGTTCCTAATTCTGCTTTAGCAACGTTAGTTCCATCACAATAAACCCATTCATATTTACCTTGATCTATTTGAACACCTGTTCCACCAGTTGCAGCGACATCTAAAGTGAATGCACCAGAAGTATTGTTATAGACTAGATAGTTGTTTTCTACTTGTGGGATAAAAACAGTAATATTTCCTGTTAGTGTTCCATTTAAATCAATTACTTTGTTAGAGGATTCTGCGGTAGGATCAGCATTATTT